TTGTTCTAATTTTGTTCTGGTTTGTCCCAACGTGTGTACCCGCCTCTTCAGCTATGTACCTTTGGGCGGGGTTTGCTTTAGAATGAATTTTGCTTCGTAAGCTCACTTAACGCTGTCCTCAAATCAAAGAGGCAAATCTACCTTTAGTAGTCTTGCCCTCTGCTTTGTCGCGCTGTTTTTCAACCCAACGCTCCTGTTTCTTAGCGGTGTGCAAAGGAGGCTCACGTCCATAGATAGAATGTAGTTTTCTATGATGCTCTTCGCAAAGAGTAACAGTGTAGTCTACAAGCTCATACCAATACATCTTATAAAAGTCATCTCGCATTGCTCTGACCTCTTCATCTGTATCTACTGGAATATTATGCTCCTCTACGTAATTCTTGAAGAGGGTAGAAACCGTGGTATAGTGGTGTAATTCCAGTTTTTCTTCCGTACTACATATTGCACACTTACAGTCCTTTTTATAGTTGGACTTTATACCGTCTCTAATATGTTTTACGGCAACCCGCTTTTTGGTATTTGCTGCCATAAATTTTTTCCTCCTAATCAATATAAGCTATTATAAACACTTTTATAAATTTGTAAAGTATTTAATTTAGTCCTACTTCTGTCTATACAGTAAAGCTATATAAAGCATATCTCAACGCGTCAGCTATGTGGGAAAATGCATCGTGTATAGGTTTAGGCTTTAGTAACTCAGGACGAGGATCCCACCTGTAGTTAGCTAACATATCTATAGTGTGTATACAAGACTTATCTACTATTAGCTTACCGCCATCTACCATACTCTGAACATATGCTATACCATCTAGGACTGATTTTTTACTAGGGTTGGAGGGGATATCGTGTAGCTCTGCTAAATCCTGCCTAAACTGTGCAGCGGCTGAGTCGCAAAAGATAAAGTCTGTGTCTTCACCCATCATTTTTCGTATATGCTCTGCGTGTTGGTCTGTATTTCTTTGCGCTTCCAAGTACTCATCAACAATATAAAATACCTTAGAGTCGAAGTCATAATAGATTTTAAGTACCGCAGTAGGGTCTTTATAACCAGCGTCAATACCCATAATAGCATCGCAATCTTTAAAGTCACGCCCAGACAAGTCCTGAACATACTTATCGGCATCGAACCCTTCGTATATCTGACCTTCAAACGTTGTAAAGTCCGCTTCATATTCTTGTCTAAACTCCGCATTAGACATTGAAAGCTTAGCCTCTGCAATGTCGGCCTCAGACGTTCTAGGATTATCTCTCCATGTAGAATGTATAGATGCCCAGAAAGGGTACTTGTCATCGTAACCACGCATGTAGAAATCATGGAAGTAGTTAGTACCACGAGGTGTTGAAATAAATATAGCTTTAGAATTATCTTTGTCTAGAGTAGGACGTAGCTGGATGTTGAAAGCATCAACGCCTTTAGGGTCTAGTGCGGCTTCGTCAAATAGTATTAAGTCATAAGAACGACCTACACAAGAGTTAGCTTGGGATACAGAACCCAACTTAATCAAAGAGCCATTCTCTAATACTATTTCCTTATCCTTAGCATTCATCTTTTCTACTTCTATATCGTGCTTCTTAATAAGCTTCTGCTGCTCTGTCCATGAGATATTAGACAGTGAGTAGTTAGGCGATATAATAAGTATTTGAGTACCTGGTTCTAAAGCTTTTAGAAATGCAATGTGGTTAGCACTAAAAGTTTTACCTGTACGTCTTGAAAGACACCCTACCACGAAACGATGGGCAGGGTCGTTGATAGCATTAATAAGTGCTATCTGAGGAGGTATCAGCTCAACCCCCTCCATTTCGAAGAACTTATCAACCGGAAGCTTTAGAAATCGTTTCTCTAGAGGAAAGTCTTGTAGTTCTTCGAAGTTAATACTAGCTCTAGATACTTCCATTAACTACTCCCTAGCTTACTAATTAATTTGTCGTACGAGGACTCTTCAATAACATAGTTGTTATATTGATTATTAGTCTGGTTCTTAATTTGAACTTCCTCTTTCTTACGTTCAAGTTCTAGAAGCTCTTTCTTAACCTTAGCTTCAAATTCTAGCTCTTTCATTTTCATAGCGTGCTGTGCTTGTAATAGGTCTAGAATATCTTTACTAGAGCCCATATCGGTATCGTCCATTTCCTCTAGTTTCTTAGCAATAAGTTCATCCATGACTCTAGCCATCTTAAAGCGATTTCGGAATCCTGCTTCGTGATAAATTCTATCTACATATTCCTTGATCTCACGCTTGTTTAGTTCTGATTGTAAGTCCGCTACTGGAAGTCCTAACTCTTTGCTAGTCTTCTCTATATCGCCTCCAGACATTATATATGCCTCGGCTACTTTTAACCCTTCCGGACTTAACTTTTCCGGGTCTATTAATTCTGTACTGCTCATGTTAATTTAATCCTATAAAGGAGTAAGAGAAACCAGGTATTGTAATTGTGTTCTCTAGTCCTGCGCTCCCGTTAAAGGAGTAATACCAAAAGTCATATTCTATAGATATAAG